ATTAGGAGAGGGTTCTTTTCAAGTGTTATATCAAAAAGGAAATGTAGTAAAAGCAGAACACTTTCCAAGACAAACATTACGAGCAGAGAAATGTAACGAAGATGGACAAATAGAAGCATACTACTACCATCACGATTGGGCAAAAGTAAAACGTAGTGATAAACCTCAACGTATAGCAGCTTTTGGTTTTGGTAACGGTAACGAACCTGAAATTAAAATAGTAAAGAAGTACGTTAGTGGATATGATTACTATTGTCCTGTAGATTATCAAGGTGGATTAGCTTACGCTGAATTAGAAAGCGAAGTAGCAGACTACTTAATTAACGATGTACAAAACGGCTTTAGTGGAACGAAAGTAGTAAACTTTAATAATGGTGTTCCTGATAGAGAAAAGCAAATGCAGATTAAGTCTGATGTGATGCGTAAACTTACAGGAGCAAGAGGCGAAAAAGTAATTATAGCCTTTAACAACAACGCTGAATCTAAAACAACGGTAGACGATATTCCATTAAATGATGCACCTCAACACTATGAGTACTTATCTAATGAGTGTTCAGCTAAACTAATAGTAGCACATAGGGTAACAAGTCCATTACTTTTAGGAATTAGAACAGAAAACAACGGTTTAGGGTCTAATGCAGATGAAATAAAGACCGCTGCACTACTTTTTGACAATATTACTATAAAACCATACCAAGACCTATTAACGGACTGTATGGACGATATTTTGGCGGTTAATGGTATTTCACTTAAACTATACTTTAAGACTTTACAACCTTTAGCGTTTATTGAAACAGACAACGCTATTACTGATGAGGCAAGAGAAGAAGAAACAGGAGTTAAAAACGAATTAACATTATCTAAAGAGTTTGATGATGATAAGATGTTTGACTTGCTTGAAGAATATGGTGAAGATGAAGATTTAGAGAATTGGATATTAGTAGACGAAAGAGAAGTTGACTACGACCAAGAAGAAGCATTAGATAAAATGATTGGATTGGCTTCTACAGGAACTGCAAGACCTAACGCTACAAGCGAACAAGATGGTGAAGTAGAAGATATGAAGTTTAAAGTACGTTATCAATATGCACCTCTTAAAACACAATCTAATAGTAGAGAGTTTTGTAAGAAAATGGTTACTGCTAAAAAAATATACCGTAAAGAAGATATAATGCAAATGAGTACAAGAGCAGTAAATGCAGGATGGGGATTAAACGGTGCAGCTACTTACGATATATGGTTATATAAAGGTGGAGGTGCTTGTCACCATTTCTGGATGCGTAAAACCTATATGGCAGTAGATGTAAAACCTGATGCTACAAACCCAAATGCGGAAATAAGTGTTAACAAGGCAAAGAAAGAAGGTTTTAAACCTGAAACTAATGACCCTAAAGTTGCAAAGCGACCAAAGGATATGCCTAATCAAGGATTCGTAAATAAGTAAGATATGGCAGATGCACTATTCATAACAAGAAAAGATTTAGTAAAGTTTAGTTCTGTCAACGGTAATGTAGATACAGACAAGTTTTTACAGTATATTAAGATATCACAAGATATACATATACAAAACTATTTAGGAACTGACCTTTATAACAAGATTCAAGCTGATATAGAAGGAAGTAGTTTAGCAGGAGACTATTTAAGCCTCGTAAACACACATATAAAGCCTATGCTGATACATTGGGCATTAGTTGAGTACTTACCCTTTGCAGCATATACAATAGCTAATAAAGGCGTATTTAAGCATAGTTCTGAAAATGCTACAAACGTAGAAAAGAACGAGATAGATTTCTTAATAGAAAAAGAAAGAAACGTAGCACAGTATTATACTGATAGATTCATTAACTATATGAGTTTTGAGGCAAGTTCAAAGTTTCCTGAATACTACACAAATAGTAATGATGATGTATATCCTGATAAAGATGCAAGTTTTGAAGGATGGGTACTATAAGATATAAACCAAAACAGGAAAATGTAAATAAGTTAAAACAGTATTTAGCTTATATAACAAAAACCAAAAAAAGTAATTGTATTAAATATGGCAAACATTGAAGATTGGTACGGAAGAAATTCTATCGGATGGGGAGAATCATACGACTCTTCTTGGTTCGGTAATACAAATGAACCAAATAGTTGGGGGATTATATATCCTTTTAACGCTGATGGTAGTTTAATACTTGCAGACACCAATTTAATTAGTGCAGATACAACACAATATAAAGCAGACGCAACACAATTTTAAAAAATGGCTAAACAAACAATAAATATTGGGACAACCGCAAATGATGGTACAGGAGACCCATTAAGAACAGCATTTGACAAGGTCAACGACAACTTTACAGAACTGTATTCAGACGATGCAGGAGATGTAGGTAGTGTAGATGGAGGTACAGGATTAGAAGTTGATACTACTACAGGAGATGTAACAGTAAGTGTTTCTGACAATGGAATAGACCACGCACAATTATCTAACTCTTATACAGCATTATCAGCTTTAGGTACAGGTTCTTCATTTGCAATTAACTTTGATGCAGCAGCAACCTTTACAGCAACAGCAAACGCAGCAGCGACTCTAACAATGAGTAATGCACAACAAGGTCAAGTAGTAGATATTATATTAGATGGAAACTACGCTATTACTTTAGCAGAAACAGGTTCTACGTTTAACAAGGTAGGTAGCACAAACTATGATGGCTCAACAAATAACGTAATACAAATTATTTGTACAGACGATTCAGCAGGTGCAAAAGTTTATCACTATGCAGTAGCACCTTACACTTCAAGCACAACAGTATAATAATAAGATATGAAAGCAATACAAATAGACGGAGCAATAAAAAGATACACTACTATTCCAAAGGCTTGGGGTAATGTTATTGGTGGATTTGATTTACTATCTTCTTCCGATTGGGAGGAAGCAGGATTCTACGATGTAGTAACACCTGATTACGATTCAGCAACTCAAAATTTAGGAGACCTTGAGTGGGATGCAGATAGTAGTACTTTTACTTACCCTGTAATTAATAAGACTTGGACACAAACAGTAGCTGAACTAAAAGAAGCTAAAATAGCAAACCTTAAAAGTATTTACAACAGAAAATTAGCAGAGACAGATTGGTACATTATTAGAGCATCAGAAGGTGGCACAGCAACGCCTCAATCTATATTAGACGATAGAGCAGCTTTAAGAACTGAATGTGGAACTAAAGAAGCAGAGATTAATGCTAAAACAACTAAAGCAGCAGTTGTCTCTTATTCTTTACCAAATCTTGACTAATGGGATTTAATAAAAAATTCTTTACAACAGGAGGTATAGTAGCCTCAAGTCCTGCAGCATTTGACCCTTTACAAAACTTTGAGACTGTAACCTATACAGGAAACGGAGGTACTCAAAAGATAACAGGGTATATAAGAAAGGGTGCTGCTTTTAATGGGAGTAGTAGTTATATTACAACCTCTTTAGATTTTAATACTCTAACCAATTATTCTATTTCTTTGTGGATTTATATTCAAGCCACGCCAAGTGTAAGTGATATTTTTGCAGGAACAATACAAAATAGCGGTGCTTTAAATGGTTTTTATTTAAGTGTTCAAACTGACAGAACAATAAGGTTTTTTGAAAGAAATAGTTCTACTAACGCTAGTGCTTTAACTTCTACGGACACAATAAATGCAGGAAGTTGGAATCATATTTTAGTAGTAAGGAATGGAAGTACAAATTTGTTATATATAAACGACGGAACTGCTGTATCAACAAGTAACGGAACTATAACTCACGCTGAAGATTTTACTATTGGTAGGGGTGGTGCACATACATCAGGTCTTTTTGAGGGTAAAATAGACCAAGTCCGTATATTCAACAAAGCTATATCTTCTTCAGAAGTAACAACCCTTTATGGAGAAACCTACGCAGACCCTAAAAAATCTACTACAGATTACTTTGGAGATGGTTCAGGTGTTGCTTTATATGAGTTAGATGAGGATAGTTTGAGTAGTAACTTTGAACAAGCTGCGTTATTTAATGGTAGTAGTAGTAGTATAGTTTTAGGGAGTGCAGTAATACCATCTAATAATTTTTCTATCTCAATGTGGGTTAATAGTAATGACGTTAGTACTCAAAACAACCTAATAACTCAATATGTTCTTGCATCAGGTTCAAATGGTAGATTTGTTTTTGTAATAGATGGGGGTTATTTTCAAGCATTTGTAGAAAGTAATGGTAGTGGAACTAATTTTAATTATGTTTTATCAAATAATACTTGGTATCACGTCACTCTTGTAAAAAGCGGTTCGTGGGAGTGTTTTGTAAATGGGACAAGTGTAGGTACTTGGTCAGATACTGTAAACATAACCACAAGCTATAATACTCAATTAGGTTCAAGAGTTAGTAGTACCAATGCTTTAAACGGCAAATTAGACCAAGTTCGTATATTCAACACCGCTTTAGGTCAAGCAGATGTTACCAAACTATACCAAGAAGCGAGTACAATACCAACCGCTAATCTTATTGCTCATTATAAATTAGATGGTAAC